GACCCTAGCCCTCCTTGAGCGCTCCCTGAAGGTAGTGACGGCGCTCCAAGCTCGGTTGCATGCGGCGCAGAAGCAAGAGTTCAAGATGCTCGTGGCTGTGCTCCGAGACTACGGGCCCACGCCGTACCCGCAGGGCGAGATTGCGTTCGAAGACTTCGATGATCGCATTGACATCATTCCGGTCTCCAACCCGAACTCGGGGACCATGGCGCAGCGCATCATGCAGCACCAAGCAGCTCTCCAGCTGGCTGCCCAAGCGCCCCAGCTCTATGACCTCCCTCTGCTCCACCGGCAGATGCTTGAGGCCCTAGAGATCCCCGATGCTGATGAACTCGTTCCCATGAAGAGCGACATCAAGCCCACGGATCCCGTGGCCGAAAACATGAACATTATCAACAGCAAGCCTGTTAAAGCGTTCATGTATCAGGATCACGAGGCCCACATCAGGGTTCACCAGTCGATGGCACAGGATCCCAAGATCCTCGCCATTGTCTCTCGCTCGCCTAATGCAACCGCACTGCAGGCGGCAATGGAGGCGCACATAGCTGAACACGTGGCGTTCCAGTATCGCCGCGAGATCGAGAAGCAGCTTGGGGTGGAGCTACCGGATCCGAACGAGAACCTCCCGGAAGATATCGAGTTCCGGCTCTCCCAGCTGGTTGCCCCTGCGGCAGAGCAGCTCCTTGGCAAGGACCAAGCCGAGGCAGAGCAGCAGCGCATCCAAGAGCAGATGCAAGACCCTGTATTCCAGCAACGGGAGCGGGAGCTGCAGATCGAAGAGCAAAAGGTTCAGTCCGAGTTCCAAGCCAAGATGGCAAAGATCGAGGAAGACCGCCGGAAGGCGCAAGAGCGCTCGCAGCTTGAGCGTGACCGCCTCGCATACCAAGAGCGCAAGGCGCAGAACGACCAGAAACTCAAGGCAGCAGAGCTACTTGCAGATGTTGAGCTTGAGCAAGCCAAGCTTAATTCCGACGAAAAGATTGCCGGAGCCAAGCTTGGCGAGCAGATTATGCGTGACCTAAGAGGGCGGAATGGTTAATGTTACTGTCTATGATGTGTTGATTAAACGCATTACGGATGATAAAAATGACCTACAGCAAGCTATTGTAGACGGGGCTCCTAAGTCCTATGAGGAGTACAAGTTCTACATAGGCAAGCTGCACGGCTTGGCGACGGCAGAGAATCATATCCTTGCCCTCAAAAAGCACTACGAACAGTCTGACGAAGACTGACGCAACGCGGGGCGTATCCGCGCAGGTGAAAAACATGGCGGAAGCACAACAGGAAGAGCCGCGTAGCGCTGCTCAACTGCCTGACCCTAAGGGTTATAAAATCCTCATTGCCCTTCCCAATCCTGATGAAGCATTCGAATCAGGGATCGTCAAAGCTAAATCAACCATGGACGACGAAGAGATCGGCTCAATTGTTGGGTTCGTTCTCAAGATGGGTCCTGATTCATATAAGGATGAAAAGCGCTTCCCGTCCGGTCCCTACTGCAAAGAAGGCGACTGGATCATGATGCGTTCCTTCTCAGGGACCCGTTTCAAAGTCCACGGCAAAGAGTTTCGTTTAATTAACGATGACTCTGTTGAAGCTGTTGTCGAAGATCCGAGAGGGATTGTGAAGCTATGAGCGAAGCAGAAGATTTTCAAAACGAGGCGGACGAACTCGGAACTCCTCAGGAAGTTAAGATGTCAAAGAAAGGTTCCGAAAAGGAACCTGAGTTTGAGATCGAGATCGCCGAGGAAGAGCAGGAAAAGCCTAAGGCAAAGAAAGAGCCTGAGGCAGAGCTATCTGATGATGACGACGATGACGAGCTAGAGAATTACTCTGAGCGCGTACAGAAGCGCATCAAGAAGCTGACCTATGAGCGTCGCGAAGAAGCGCGCCGTCGCGAGCAGATTGAGCGCGAGCGGGATGAAGCTTTGCGTGTGGCGCAACACATCCAAGGGCAGCTTGGGCAGCGCGATCAGCTGATTCAGCGAGGGCAGGCAGCCCTTGTTGCAGAGATCAAGCAACGTGCCCAGATGGCGCTAGAAGGCGCAAAGAACCGTTATCGTCAGGCGTATGACACTGGGGACCCCGATAAGATTATTGAGGCGCAGGACATCCTCAATAAGGCTCAGTTTGAGCTTCGGGAAGCTGATAACTATGAGCGTCAGCTTCAAACCCGGCCTCCGGTTCAAACGCCGCAACAATATCAGCAGCCGCAACCTCAGGTACGGCGCCCAGACCCGAAAGCACAAAGCTGGGCAGATCGTAATAAGGGATGGTTTAATTCGCCCGAACATCCTGATATGACGGCTACTGCATACGGTATTCATGAGAAGTTAGTTAGGGGTGGTATTGACCCAACTTCTGATCAATACTATGAGACAATTGATGCAGAGATGCATAAACGCTTTCCGGAATATTTCGGTGAGCAGGTAGATATCGCAGACGAGGATAACCAAACGCGTCAGGTTTCCCGTCGAGCGCAGACGCCTCCCGTTGCGCCTAGTGCGCGCAATAACGGCAGCCGTCCCAGTAAAGTGACTTTGACGCGCACACAAGTAGCTATCGCGAAAAGACTTGGTTTAACCAATGATCAATATGCGAAGCAGATGCTAAAGGACGCCCAGCGATGACTAGCGAGCGCACACCCCGTACCCGCGAAACTCGACAAGAGCAAACGCGCACTCCTGACAAGTGGGTCCCGCAGGGGATGCTACCAGTACCTGACCCCCGAGATGGGTGGGTCTTCCGCTGGATTCGCACCTCGGCACGAGGGAATACGGACAACTCAAATGTCTCCAAAAAGTTCCGTGAGGGCTGGCGTCCGGTGACGGGCTCGGATCACCCCGAGCTACATGCTCAAAGCGATCTGGATAGTCGCTATCCTGATGGCATTGAGATCGGAGGGCTGCTTCTTTGCAAGTGCCCTGCCGAGATGATGAACCAACGCCAAGATCACTACGACAAACTTGCTGAGAGGCAGTTAGCGTCCGTTGACCAAGACTACATGCGTCAGGGAGATCCCCGTATGCCCCTCCATAAACCGGAGCGGCGTACAGAAACCTCATTCGGCCCCCGGGTCACCCGAGGGGATTCTTGACCGTATAGGAGTCTTAAAAAATGGCGACGACTGCCGCTCCGTATGGTGCTCGTCCGGTTGATACGCTGGCTGGTGCAGGGTTTGTTAATAAAATCCGCCAGATCAGCATCGCTTCCGGCTATGGCACCGCAATCTTCTACGGCGATTTCGTAAAGCTGGTTAACACCGGCACCGTCGAGAAGGACACTGGTACCGCTACTCTGACCCCGGTTGGTATTTTTGTCGGTTGTTTCTACACCGATCCGAATACCAATCAGCCGACCTACAGCCAGTACTGGCCCGCAAGCACGGTGGCATCTGATGCAGTTGCCTACGTGATTGATGACCCGTCTGTGGTGTTCCAGATGCAAGCTGACGACACGCTCGCTCAGACTGCACTTGGCAACAACGCTGCTGTGGTGCAAACCGCTGGTTCGACTGCGATTGGGAACAGCAAGAACGCTGTTGATGCTTCCTCTATCGCAACGACCGCAACCCTCCCCGTGCGGATCCTCGGTTTTGTGGACGGCCCGGACAGCGCTGTGGGCGATGCCTACACCGACGTTCTGGTTAAGTTCAATGCCGGGCATCAGTACGACAACACGACCGGCGTATAAGGAGTCTGAGTAATGGCGATTTCACGCGCTCAAATGCTGAAGGAACTCCTGCCGGGGCTTAACGCTCTTTTTGGTCTGGAGTATGAGAAGTACGAAGACGAGCACACCATGATCTACGAGACGGAATCCTCCGAGCGTAGCTTCGAAGAAGAAGTGAAGCTTGCTGGGTTCTCGGCGGCTCCGGTGAAGAGCGAAGGCGGCGCAGTCTCCTTCGACTCCGCACAAGAGACGTTCACCGCTCGTTACGATCACGAGACCGTGGCGCTGGCCTTCTCGATCACCGAGGAAGCCATGGAGGACAACCTCTATGACACGCTCTCTGCTCGTTACACCAAGGCTCTGGCTCGTTCCATGGCCTACACGAAGCAGGTCAAGGCTGCTAGCCGCCTGAACAATGGTTTCACCTCGTACAACTCTGGCGACGGTGTGACCCTGTTCAGCACGGCTCACCCCCTTGCTTCCGGTGGCACCAACAGCAACCGTCCGTCTGTGGCGGCTGACCTCAACGAGACCTCTCTTGAGCAAGCCATCATCGACATTGCTGCCTACGAAGACGAGAAGGGCCTGCTGATCTCGGCTCGCCCCGTGCGTCTCATCGTTCCCCCGGCGCTGATGTTCACCGCTGACCGTCTCTTGGAGACCACTCTCCGCACGAGCACGGCAGACAACGACATCAACGCTATCCGGAACATGGGTGCAATTCCGGACGGCTACGCTGTCAACCACTACCTCACCGACACGGACGCGTGGTTCATCATCACCGACGTGCCGAACGGTATGAAGCACTTTGAGCGGTCTCCCATGACCACCTCGATGGACGGTGACTTCAACACCGGCAACGTGCGTTACCGCGCTCGCGAGCGTTACAGCTTCGGCGTGAGTGATCCGCTTGGTATCTACGGCTCGCCCGGCGCGGCCTAAGGTACTGCTTAGGGCCCCTTCGGGGGCCCTTTTTTTTGCCTGAAGAATCAATCAGTAATTTGATCTGTTTAAACCGATCGTGTAAAAGCAGTCTTTAAGCCTCTCTTGGGGGAGAGAATCGATGCCGCTTCCGGGTTATTATCCGAAAGAGCTACTCAAGTACTGTGTGTCTGATCAGGAAAAAGAGTACGTCAATGCCGTGCTAAGCACTGGTGGCTTGAAGTCTGCTGCCGCGCAAGTCGGGAAGAACTACAACACCGTTCGAAACGCTATAGAGAGAGTGAAGTCCCGAGCAGCCAAGATGGGCTTTGCGCCCGAGTATGATCTAAATCACCCGGCCCCTGCTCCATTCCTTGTTAAGGGTACAAGCACCCTTTATGACGAGGAGGGCAAGCCGCGAATGCAATGGGTCAAGACTGGGATAGACGGCGCCCAGCTTGAGCAGCTCGTAAACGACTTCATAGAAGCATCAAAAGAAAACGTTCCCAAAGAGAGACCAATTAAGCCCCCCGCCAAACACGTTTCCAATAACTGCATCAACTGCCACATCATTACCGACTATCACTTTGGACAATACAGCTGGTCAGAGGAAACAAGGCAGGGAGACTGGGACGTAAACATTGCAGAGGAAAGGCTGATCAATTGGTTCAAGTACGCCATAGCTGCAGCCCCTCCAGCAGAAGGTGCAGTCCTGTGTTTCCTCGGGGACGATCTGCACCAAGACGGCATGGAAAATCTCACCCCAGCTTCAAAACATATCCTCGATAGCGACAGTAGATTCAGC